GCCGTATAAAATCTATTTACTAGGGAATTTAAAATTGCGGTTAAATAATGCCCCGAAGGCATTGAATGAGTTGTTAAATATAAATCATCTTGCACCGCTACTATTGATCTAATGGCGTTATCTAACAACAACTCAACCATTTCTACATCTTCCGGAGGAATATATTCGAGTATAACTTCTTTTATGGCATCTTGAACTAAATTGTTCATAGAACCATCCCATTTAGCAATATCACCAGCAAAAACTCCCTCACAGGATCGCAATTCATCATACATGATGGGCCACTCACTCACGGGATTTATACCAACACAAATATTATTATATCGTCTGTTTTCCATCAAATGTTCAACCAACCAACCAAAATATTTTTTCATTAAAACTTGATGATGGATTGTGCCAACTCGAAAACTTCGAGGTACCCCCTCTTTTTCTTCATTTCGCAACTCATCTTTCAATGCTTCACACCAAACTAACTTTTTCCAATCAATTTTCCCAATCTTAAAATCTTCCTCAAAAATATTTAACTCTTCACGCAATACATTCGTGAATTTCTTTAATTCAAAGTCTATATACACGGATTTTTCTCGTTTACAGCCAAATCCGTTACTAGAATCCTTATTTAATCCGGCCAACATTGTTGTACCACCAACGATTTCTTCTTCATTTAGGGTTCTATAAACACTATGTTCGAGAAATCTTCGTACAACCCTTTTACCGAACTCTATGTCACCATTAGAAACATTCACCGTATGTTGAAACGACTTCTTTGCTACATCTTTCACAGTACATTTACCGAATTTCGTTAAATTTGCCGGAAATCTAGTAACTGGATACAAACCATACAGTGGAGTCGTAGCCAAGTTAGACTTACTACCAACAGATACGTTTAAAGACTCATCAATCTTCAAAACTGACATGTTCTCAATTTCCTTACTACTCATTGTAAACGGCAACACCTCTGCATCCGATTGGAAAATATCGTTGATGTATCTTCTAGTATCAACACTCCATTTTATTGCCAAGCCCATTCCCAGCTTATCATTTCCAGCTACATGCATACCCAGAATACCATAATTATTACTTATTACAGCTCCACACAAGCCATCACCATGTAT